CAACTCTAGATAATAAAAACACACCAAAAGTAAATTCAACTGAAGCAAATTCAACTGAAGTAACTACTAAATTTAAACCTACAATGGGAAGTTTGTTTTCTAACAATGCACAAGTATTTTACAAATCACATACGTTAGCTCCTGGTGGAATTGGTGGAGTGCGTAATTATAGAATAAAATCTAGAAAAACTTAAATAATAGTATTGATATTTTTGTTCAATTGCTGAAGGAACAACCAACGTTTGCGAATTGTAACAAAAATCAAATGAATTTTTAAATAAAAATTATACACGATATGAGCCAAAAGTGGAGGGTTACCTGAATTTTTTATATGTTAGAATGAAAAACATAAGTAAATTATCATAAGTTAGTTATGATAATTTATCGGATGGTAAACTACATTAACCAGTTATGTCACGAATAACAGTAAATGTTTATCACCATATATAGTATAGATTTGTTAGTGTATTTGGTAATAGTGCTACTGACGCAGTGTTAGACAACGTAAATTGCGTACACGTTAAAAAACCTAACTATACTATAATGCAAACAATCATTCGTCCAGATTTTATATTTTCTTATTGGATTTTTGTTTGGTTTATATTATATTTTACACATAGTATTACGATTAGTCCAAAATTGTGGTTATGGATATCACTTGTTGAAAATATCGTTAGTATCTTTTTTATGTTACATTCTAAATTTTATTACATTTTACGTTTTATTGTTATCAACTTTTTTATAAAAATGATTCCACTTTATCTATTATGGAAAGAACCTATCCGTAAATCAGATATAGTGTATTCAGGAATTGTATTTATAGTTTACAACCTATGGTTATTTATCAATAACATGAATGTTTATATTGTCTATAAAATGTTGTATCACGCACAATTAGATAAATCTAACTATATAGGTTTGATGTCCTATCTGTATGATAAATTATATAAATAAACAATATGCTAAAAATTGTTCTTATTGGACCTGAATCAACAGGTAAAACAACCCTATGTAAAGAATTAGCCAAACATTTTTCAACTTGTTGGGTTCCAGAAATATGTAGGTTAATGGCCGAAGAACGGTTGCAAATAGGCAATGAAATTAATTTTCATTTTACGTTGGATGATTTTATAAAAATGGCACACCAACAAAATACATTAGAACAATATCATTCTTTTCAAGCCAATAAAATATTATTCTGTGACAATGATTCGTTTGCCGTTTCTATATGGTGCGAACGATATCTTGGAAAATATCATACAGAAATTTATGATATTTATAAAAATGCCAACCTACACGATAATAAAATATATATACTTATGAAACCGAATGTTCCATTTGTACAAGATGGTTATCGTGATGGGGAACATATAAGAGAATGGATGTTTGAACGATTTATAGAAGAATTAGATAAAAATCAGTTGCATTATTATTTAGTCGAATCGTCTGACTATAAGGAACGAACAAACATGGTAATCCAAATTATAAATAATCAGAATACATAATATGAATGATTCTATAAAAGTTATTATTTTTTTAGGGATAGTAACTATTATTTTAATTGCTTTTATTAAACCCATCAACAACCTATTAGGCGGGTACGACAATTGTGCTATTTGTACTCCTCTACATTTTAACGGATATTTATCCAATTGGACATTATCTCATTATATCGTATTTTTAATGGTTGGATATTTAGCTCCAAAACGTATTGCACTTATTGTTATTCTTGGTATTCTATGGGAAATCATGGAATTGTACATGGAATATATCAGTAAAACACAACATGACCATCCATTAGTAAAATTACTTCATTTAGATTGCAATACCAAATTAAGTGAAGACCAATTTTGGAACCATTATTTTGGAGTTCGTCAATATCACCCTAAAAAAACATTGTTTTGGTGTAGTGGTGGATTTATAGGAAGTGTCTTAGATATCGTTGCAGATATAGCAGGTGCTTACACCGGTATTTATCTTGCCAAAAGTTTAAAATAAACATGTATACTATATGAAAAATTGTATCATCTATAGTGATTTTGATGGAACCATTACTAAATATGATGCGTTTGATAAAATTATACAAGAAGTCTATTCCTATGCAACGTATAAGAAACTAGAACGTTTATCCGTAGAAAATAAACTATCCGCTGAAATTTATTTAGAAATGTTTAACGGTATCAAGTATGATATTACTCCGGTAGCCAATGATGTAGATGAAACATTCAAAGATTTTTATGATTGGATACAAACTAATCATATTGAGTTTTATATTGTAAGTGCAGGGTTTAAAACTATTATTCAACATGTATTACCCTATGTTGACCCTTCTATTATTTACAGCAATGATTTTACGTATAATGAAGACCAAACATGGAAAGTAAAATTCTACGATACGCTACCTATTCGAAAAACAGAAATTATTGAACAACATCAAAAACCCAACTATACATCCATTTATATTGGAGATGGGTTATCCGATTTCAAAGTCATTGGAAAAGTTGATTATTTATTTTGCAAAAAAGATTCCATGTTACACAAAAAATGTGTGTTAGAATATCATCCACATTTTGTATTTACCAATTTTAAAGACTTGCAAGAACAATTTTACCATTTAGATTTCTTTACTTGAATTTGTTGCCCACTCGATTTTTTTGATTTAGACGGGTCATACGTATCATTATCATCATCATCCGGTAAATTCTTGGATAATTCCCAGTATTCTTTCGAGCCTAGCTTGAAAGAGGGATGGTTTTCTGCTTTGTACCAAAAGATTTGTTCTGTCAATTTGTTACTTTTTGAATTGTTGTTAATCACTAAACATTCATAATTTTCAGTGCATTGGTCCATGACTTGACAGAACGATTCAAATGTGGGAAACATACCTGCATAATTTTCATAAATTTTTTTACGATTATTAATGTAAGGTTCTCTCAAAATAAACACATAATCAATATTGGTTCTTAAATTAGGTGGAATACCAAGAGGATATTGCATAGTAATAATCAGCAATATTTTCCAGTGGCGTCCATTCATAAATAACAAACGCATCAATTTATCTTTGGTCCATGAACTATCATATAAACAATCATCTAAAATGACAAATGTACGAGGGTCAATGTTGCTTTTTTTGTAAGTTTGCATTTCTTTCATTACTTGTTTCATGCATGTTTTTTGACGCTTCAATATATTTTCAATAATAGATGAATTGTATTCATCATGAATAAACAGTTTAGGAATATGTTCACTGTAAAAACTGTTTCCTGCTTCTGTACCAGATATCACGGTCCCTACAGGTATATCTTGTTGATAAAACAGAAGGTCTCGAACTAAGAAACTTTTACCGGTATCACGCCGTCCAATCAATACAATAACAGGTCCTTTATTTTCATTGGGTCTAAAACTAATATCTCTCATATTAAATTTTTTTAGTTCTAAAGTCATGTTTAAGGAATATAAAATTAATGGGTAATTGAAACTTAATTAGTTCAAACTATCTATAAAAAGTATAGTTGGCTTGTATGGTGTTTTACAAAAAAAATAAAAACAGCACTTTTCTCCAAGAATTGGAATCAGTCTTGGACATTTCAGGTGCTCAAAATTATATTCCACTCTATTCTAGATTTTTTGTACTAAATGCCACTAATTGGAACAGTATTAATTTAGAAAATGATTATGAATTAGCCAGTATTCAACAAGCTGATTATAATACAGCAACCGGAACACTTCAAAATAATACTACACTTTCCATTTTTTTGAAATATTCACCTCTCTTGGACCCGTTGAAATATTTAAACGGAAAGTATTCTACCTACCATTTTAATCTTCCTTCACTGTTGCCGTCTTTTCCTAAATTGGAAGAAGTAAACAACTCTGCGTATACGGACAGTTTTTTTTCTTATTTGTCTTCCCAACTACTTACCAAGGAAAACTTTATCCATGGCATTGGATTTCACGGAAGTTATTTGGGAATCAAACGAAAATTTAAATACAACATTGAAGACGAAATTGAGCAGTTGCACAACTCTACTTTTTTCTATGAAAACAACAACAAATTATTTACACTGAACAAAGAAATAAACAACGAGTCTTCTTCTCAACGAAACCGTCAAAAACTAGTGTTGGAAGATGAATCTATTCCTATTATGGTTGAAGATGTAGAATGTTTCTTGACAGAAAAAAAACAATGTTCAGAACAATGTACATGTGAACTAGAAGACGTACAGTTGGTTGTTTCCGAATTAGAAACTGAAGATAAAGCAGTCATATCGGATGAAGGGTCCGATAGTTCTTCCCAATCGTCCAATACGGAAACCGTGTATACCGATGAGTTGGAATCATCCGATGATGATTTTGACAGCTATGGTCTTATCGCTGAAATCAACCAATTTCCAGTTCAAATCATCGCGTTAGAGAAATGCAAAGATACGTTGGATTCATTGTTGATTGAATGTATATCCCCTGAAGAAATTACGTCAGCACTGATGCAAATCATTATGACGTTACTCATGTACCAGAAGAAATTTCAATTTACGCACAATGATTTGCACACCAACAACATCATGTATGTTGAGACGTCGGAAGAGTTTTTGTACTATACACACAATAATGTGAATTACAAAGTACCAACTTATGGTCGTATTTACAAGATTATTGATTTTGGTCGAGCCATTTACACGTTTGAGGGAAAGCGGTTTGTATCGGACAGTTTTCATCCAGATGGAGATGCTGCTACCCAATACAACATCGAACCTTTTTTGGATGAAACCAAGCCAGTGTTGGAACCCAACTACAGTTTTGATTTGTGCCGATTAGCTTGTTCTATGCTCGACATTATACCAGATGATACACCAGTCTACGAGTTGGTCGAAGAATGGTGTTTAGATGATAAGAAGAGGAATATCCTCTACAAGAAGAATGGGGAAGAGCGGTACCCTGATTTCAAGTTGTACAAGATGATTGCAAGGACAGTGCATGCGCATACTCCTGAAGCCCAATTAACAAAACCTATTTTTAAGGCGTATGTAACTAAGAAAGCGCATCCAGCAGCTATGCAAATTTAGTACTTTTTTAAATATCGTTTTGATTTCTTTTTTCTTGTCTTTCTTTTTCCGCCAGACAGTAAAGCTATGTTTATTTTTGAATATAATAAATAAAAAAAAGTAAGATATATATTTAAACTGTGCAAATTTTCCAATTCCAAGATTTTTGTAACTCTTTCATTAAATGTATCATTATAAGCTGTAAATGTAGATACATCGGTAACCACTTCATTCACTTCTTTATCTAAGTGTAATAGTCTAAATGGTGTGTATAATTTTCGTTGTTTAGTATTCATATAATAAACGGGGTCTACATACAAATGTTCATTTATGGTAACAGCAAGAAAATAAACAAAAATATTGTCATATCCTATTAAATCTTTATCTAATGCTGGAAATGGAGCAAGAGCAATCACAATACATTTTTCTCTAAAAAATGCATCATTTATAGTTATAATAAGTTCAGCCGTTTTTAGGGCAAGTGACCCTCCCATGGAATGACCACACAGAACAATTGTATAGGTAGGGTCACTTTCAAATAATTTGCGAATTAAAGAATCCAAATCAAAGTTTGCAAAATCATTAATGTAGGAACCAATATTAAATACAACATAAAGATGTTTTGTTTCAACGGATAACACTAATTTATAAAAACTAGTTGAATCATGTATAATAAATTGAAACGGTCTAACCGTCAATTTACCTTGTAACCTGTTTCCCATTTCTTTTGAAAGTTCGCGAAAAGGTTTTACACGTAGTGAATTGACACATTTATTCATTCCTTTTGAATCTTTATATATTTTACATTCGTTATCTATTTCACACGCTTCGATTGGTCGTGGTTCACATCTATCCCCTTCTTGAGGTAAAAGATAATCTGTCCTGTTCGATTTTGTACCAAGGGTTGACAACGATAAATAAGAAGATAAAGGAGATTGGTCATGAATAAACGATGGTGGAAGTTTGGTACCTAATTTTATTAACATAGGTCCGAATGTTTCCATATCAGTGATTGCATCCATTAATTTTGTTGACATATACAATACATATAAAATAGTGTAACCATTTATAAGATATTATAAAAAATATCTTATAAATATATGAATTTATTAGGGTATACAATTAGTTTGAGAACAGCTTTACTTTTATTGTTTCTTTATGTTATTATTCTTTTCAATATGACTTGGAGTTGTGTTCTATCACCTGCTATTGAATCCATGCAAAATCCAAATTTGCAACAATTGATTAAAGCAAATATTAAGAAAAACTCATTTGATTAAAGAAAATATAAACCAATACAAGTAAATATATAAACAAAAAAACAACACATTAACACATAATTTGCATATTTGAAAAATAAAGTGTTGAACGGTTCTTGCAAACACATGCGTTTCAAACCTAAAATACAAATAGTGATAAGGATGATGTTCGGAATATAATGATTGGTATCTTCTACTTCATGATTATCCGGGTGTTTTGTTCCAAAAATAATATCGCAAAGGTCGGGTCCAATATTCGTCATGACATGTTCATGATGTAACTTGTGTACGTTGTTTACTTTGAAATAACTATAATTAATATTATGTACGGTAGAATATAGTACAGACACAAATAAAACAACCCATTTATCGAATAGAATTGTTCCAAATAATAAATAGATGATTAAAAATAAACTAGGCATACCTAATTCGATTACGTATTGAATAAAATGTGAAAAAAAGTTATCATGACTGTGATGGTACTCGTGTGGCAATGTAAATAAATGATGTTTTTTATGCGAGTCAAGATGTACAGCATAGGAAAAAACAAATAAAGTAAAAAAAGTAATTAATCCTCTTCCATAATTGTCGTCTGAAATAAAATAAATAGCTAAAAGAGTACAAATCCATACCCATGCATTTTTAGTAATTGATTTTGTTACTGTAATTTCTTCCATTCGTTTGATTTTTTGTTCTAGTTTTTTTATTTTTTTTTCTAATGTTTTTATTTCTAGTTTCATAGTACCTATAAAGTAATTCTTTACAATAAAATAACTTATACGTAAAGATTATTGGTATTGTGCAATTTGATATGAAATGTATTGAATGCAATAAGTAGTAAACATTTAAATACAATAAATAAAGATACATTAATCAACAATTCGATTTGTTTTTCATATTGATGTTCACATGAATATAAAATATTACATTTTTTGAAAAAATTGGAACGTTTTTCTACAATGTTTGTATTCAAATATTTTTCTTCTAAATGTGTCAACGGACAATTGTGCAACACTACAATTGCAAATGAATCTACCGATACAAATAATAAGGTGTAAAATAAATGTAAAATATTGTTATTGAATAATATAATAAATGCACCTAACATCATAAACATGTAATGGTATATCATGTAGCCGATTCCAATATATTTATTGGAACATCCACTTTGTTTCAAAAAATCTAATATACGATGTGATAAAATTCGAATACTATTTTTTTCATCTAAAGTCATTACTTTTTATGTTAAAATAAAAAAAGTATCAAAACTTATTTTCTTAATTAACTTGTATGAATCTTAAATGTATTCATTATAGTTGTATTTTAATCCTATTATTCTGTATCGAACTTCGTGCTTATTATACGTATATCATGCATACTTACTTCAATTGGAAAACTGTTCGCCGATTATGGAAAAGTTATATTAATCCAGACGGATTTTCATACGGTCTATGGGATATTTCAAATAATACAATTAAAAAGGCAAATAACAATTTATATTCGTTTATGCGTACACAAGCCAATATAAACAAAACCCATACGGTGTTGCATGTAGGTCAAAAGAAAAAAGAAAAAAGAAAAAAATGGGACAGAATTATTGCCATTGAAAGTGATGTTTCCATACCTAGTCTAAAAAACAAATTAAAAAAAAATGGAGTGTTGGTATGTAGTGCAATTGTATTGAAAGATGATACACCTTCTTCCATTTTTGTAGATATAATATCTGACTTTTTGTGTATTCCTAAAGTATTCTATTCAGAATGGAAAAAACAATTAGAAACATTTACTTTAGTAAATTTACACGATATCACCGAACATACCATAAATCCATATCACACTTATTTGTTCAACTCGTTTGTAATCAAAAAAAGGTTACCACAATGGGTTGCAGATACACTTATTTATTATTTTCAGTCTATTCCATTTCAATATATAATTGCTGTTTGCAAATAAAATAATAAATAAATATATGGATAGAGAGTTTCAGAGATTATACAATGCAGGTAGTGCTGCTCGCCGGGAAGCACGCATTCAAGCTTTAATAGCATCTCAACCACCTGAAGTACCAAATTTTGCTCAGCGTAGTAGAGAGGCATCTAACTACGACCCACATGGTTATGCTATGTATGGGTTACAAATGGAAGAAGAAGAACTTCGTGCAAGATGGCGCCATGGGTTGGATGAAACACGACGACGCGAAATAGATAGTTTGCCAGACCCTGAAACTGCGCACGCAGGAATGTTGGGTTCATTACGCGCAGCGTTGTTTCGTGAGGTAACAAGAGATGATATTCCAGTAGCATTAGCAGCCCATGATGATATTGTTCGTGTTATCGCGAATGGACATGGGTGGTTGATACCTACATTTGAAATGTCATTAGACCAATATGTAAATGCTGAATATCGAGAATACCAATTAACCTGTAATATGCTTGGACAACCTATCGTTCGTGAGGTTAGAAGAATCATGGAACATTTGTTCGAACAACTTTTAGTACAACGTATATTAGATGTTATACGTGATGGTAGAATTCGAACACGAGATGGACGATTAGCGGTACGTGACCTTCAATATGCATTAACTACACCAACCATGGAAGGATTAATTGATTTTATTGTACACCGAGAAGGAGGAATACGTAGAGGTGCAAATGGATATGGAGAAAGAAATACAACTATGGAAACATTAGCAAATCCAGCAAATTTAGAAAGATTAGGAACTGCAGTTGCAACTCTTTATAGAGGTAATATACAACGTGGTAGAGACTATCAACAAGTTATAGGTAGATTTGATGCAACTGCTCGATATTTTGATGGAATAATTGCAACAGCAGGTGTTGTTGAACTTGAAGGTCCTGGAGGTGTCATGCCATTCGACCGTTATAGACAATTACAAGGTGTATTTGAAGGATTAACGGATGGCGACCTTTTTCAACGTAGAGCAAGACGGATTGACCATGCTGCTGTAGCTGTGGAAGAAGCAAGGCAAGCTGAGGCGGAAGCTAGACAAGCGGAAGAACGTGAGAGATATAGAGAGTTTGAACGACGTTTAGATGCTAGACCAGCCGAGAGAAGACGAGCTAGACCATCTAGACGTCCATTAGATGATATAGATAGATTATTTATGGATGAGGTGCCAGCTGCTGTAAAAGAAGAATTTGAACAATTACCAAAAAGTAAATTTTACTCAAAACTGTCAGAACCTACATGTCGCGTTTGTTTAGATACTCTGGATGAGGATGGTAATGAAGTAAATATTGCATGTAGACATCCACAACTAGAAGGGGGAATAGATATATGTGGAGCTGGATATCACAGAGGATGTATTACTACATTAAAACAAAGGTTAAAAAATGATTTTCACTGTTTACGATGTTTTGCAGGAAGAAATAGAGTTGCAACACGTAATGCAGAGGGAGTAGTAGTTGGAGAACACACTCCTCCTTTTTATTTATTCTATGAATTACGTAATCCTTTAACTCCTGAAGAGGCTAGAGAAAATGAAGAATATGAAGCTGCTATGGCAACAGGTCCACCTACAAGACAGCAAGAAGCACAGAATAGAGGACGCGAACGAGATGAGGACGAGGATGAAAAAGCAGGTAAATCACAACGACGTGGTGGTAAAAAACACAAAAGAACGATGAAAAAATATAGGTAAATTGTATGGAACCTGTTAAAGTAAGTCCTGATGATTTAGAAGAAGCAAAACGTTCTTTAGAAATATGGAGAAAATACTATAATGATGAAACCAAAATTTTAGTCAAAGGTTCAGATTCTAAAGGCGGAAAACGCAAATCAAGAAAACAAAAACGTTAAATCGAACATCCGAAAAACGTAGTTTAAAACCTTGACGAATATCAACATTCCTAAAAATAAAAGTTTACACATACTATTTTAAACAACATTCAACAAAACATGTATTTCCTTCATAATCATACACGATTTCAGTTCGAGTACCATTATTATCAAACGTTTCAGACCCACCTCCATTGTCACCATATCCCCATCGCGCACTACTTACATGTTTTCCGACGAATTGTAGTGGTTTTGTTGTATAATGTTTTTGTTTTGGATAAGACCCTTCTGTTCGCGTTTTAAGTGCAAACGAATAATTTACATCGTTTTTAAATGAACATAATCGAAATACTTCTACTTCCATAATGGGCCATTGTAGATGTATTTATTCCGGTTTCTTAAATATATAAAACATATCATTCTTGTATTTTTCACTAGAAACAACCGTAAATCCAATCTGTTGAGCCATACTTACAATGTCTGAAATAGGTTCCAAATAAAATGTATGCTCATTTTTTCTTACTTTTTGACCACGTGTAATCGTTTCATATACTTTATTGCCTTGTATATTTCGTTGGTAGGTAGAATGTTGAATAGGTATTCCGTAATTGCACGTGGAAGTTAAATGAACAATGAATAATCCACCTGGTGTCAACCATTTATATACATTTTCAAATAATTGTTGTTTATGTTGAATGTAATATAACGTATAATAAAAACATGTAACATGCGTAAATGAATCATTGTAAAAAGAGTCGGTATCCAACATGTTTCCTTCTCTGTACTGGTGCGGATATTTTTTAGAACGTTGTATCATTGCTGCCGAATTGTCGATTCCAATTGATTTAATTCCTTTTTGATTCAATTCATGTACATGATGACCTGTTCCTGACCCTAAATCCAACAAAACACTATTGGGAGATGTAGTAGCTAGAACGGTATTCAACTCTTTTTGTTTTCGATAATAATCATTGGTAATGGTATCGTACAGTTCTGCATATTCTTTATCATATATATCACTATTTGTTTTAAAGGTAAGTTGTTTAGTTTGAATTTGTTTTTTTTTAAAAAAAGAAAAGGAAACGACAAAAGCCAATATAGTAAATATAAGTAATAGATAAATAAGCATACTATATTTAGTATTTAAATTATTTCATTTAGGTCGAATAAGTTTGGTTAACTAAAATACGGGTTTTACTACGGTGTTCCAATAAGATATGAGCAATAATAGTTTGGCATACACATAATATAAATACAAGCACCCACGGAGAAATACTCATTGTGTACTAAAATAAAAATAAGTATTATTATTCAATTTTTTATAGGCATCAAGACTATGGAAATCATTTCCGATAACCGAACAATAGACCAATTTCGGACTACAACTTTTTCAAAATATCAACGAAGTGCTGTTAAAAAAGAACTACTGCAAAGTTTAATTCAGTCTAAAATTGAACCTTCTATGAATTGGTTGATTGAATTATTGTGTAGTGGTCATGTAACGGACATTTGGGAAATTATTTTATTCTTTTACGCTAAACATATTCATGTATCCAACCCAAAATTACCTTTTTACATTGAATCCAGATTTACTATTTTCAAACAATGTATTGAAACATCGGATGAATTGTCGATTCGAAACAATGAAATCGTTCGTAAATTATTTTCAGAAATTATTACGATTATGTGTTTATCGAACAAACATCACAGTTATGAAATTATAAAATTTAATACGTCGGATTTTAATTTATTGACAACCGATAAATTAAAAGCTCCGTCTGTTACATTTGTTGAATCCATTTTCAAATCCGATGACCCTAAATCATTATTTGTACCGCTGAATGAATTTTCCTATCAATTGTACAGTAAACATACGTTAGATGCTTGTTATTGGATTGAATGGATTTTGGAATATACCAGTAAAAAAAAATGTGTAGCTCATGAACGACAATTATGCGCAAAACATTCCGTAGACAGTATTTGGATAGTATGGGAAATACTTCTTCATTATTCTTCCAAAATGAATGAAACAATACAAAAAATTATGAAATCGGTACTTTCTCTATTTTGTATTCGATATACGCCTGCATGCAACGAACGCCGTCGATTTTTGTTATATTATGCGATTTCATTATGTTGCGAAACAATTTCATTAACTATTCCTATCGTAGAACAAAAACATTTAATCGACCCTATTTATGAAAAATGTAAAATCATGTACAAAAATATCAAAAAAAATGAAGTTAATTCATAGTTATTTCAATTGTAAACGTATAGTTGCAATTATTAAAATTTACCGGTCTACCATCGTGATGTCGAAGTTTAATTTTAAATTTTTGTATACGTTCTAATGGAGGGGTACTAACAAATAGACTGGATAAGTATGTTTCTTGACTTGAAAAAGATATACGGCGTGGAAATAAAGGTATTTTTGCAAAAGCAGAATTATGTTTACCTGCAACTTTTGGATGAATACTTGCATTACTTTTATACGTATAGGGTGCAATTTCATCTATGGTATTGTAATAGGCTAATTCCATGTAAATATAAGTATCTCCAACTACATTTAATGTATATTCAGGTTCAATTGTATATACATTAGGTATAGATGTGTATATTTTTTTATCAAAGCCTAAATAACTTCCTAACCCCCAATTCGTATAATTATCGTAACATACAATAGGAGTACAATCATACTGTTCCGCTTTTGTAAAATCAAATTGAAAAACATCTTGGTCGTTCAAAAACAATAATTTCATAGTTACAGGATTGTATTTTACTTTGAAATGGGTATACGTATCGGATACAGATTGATTTAATCTATCTGTTAATTCTTTCACAAGTTGGTCATACGTATACGTACCAGACGTAATGATTAATGTGTAAGTTTGACCATTGACCGAGAACGATAATTTTGTATTTTGATTTATAGTTGAAAATACATAGTAGGAAGAAGGTAATTCAATATCATGTAATCGAAGACTGACTACATTTTTATAGTCAACAGGTGCAGTAATTTCAAAATGGGTTGGGTCAGGCCATTGAGTAATATCGCGGTCTTCGGAATGAATCGATAACGTTTTAATAATCATGTATTCATTGTTGATTAAAAAAAAAATAAAATTACTTATTATGAATAATTTGATTGAAGCTGTTTATTATATTAACATGAACAAATCTGTAGAACGGAATCGTTTAATGCAAAAAGTGTTAAAAGATGATATATTTGATTCTATGAAAAAATATCGTATTACAGGGGTAGATGGAACACGAAAAGATATTTTACATTATTTAGATTCTAAATTAAAAAATGTAAAAATACATAAACAGTATACTGCAAAAACGTATGCATGTTTATTA